ACCTTTACCAGATTTTACTGAAGCAGTATTTTCGCCCTTTGTTGTTTCTTTTTCAGAATCCAACTTACGCTCACTCATTTCAACTGAAGCGATATTTGGATTTGCACGAAGTTCAGCAATCTTTTCACGAGTTGCATCACGGGTATAACTATTTCCAGTTTTCTTATCAGTTACAATAATATGATAGAGTCTTTCTCCTTTCCTATTAACCTTTGAATATGCCTCTTTTAATTCCTTCACTTGTTCCTCAATATTTGGTGCAGTTTTATCTACAAAAACTTTATAAAGAGCGTTTGCTACGCTTTCTGTTGCCAGTTCTGCCCCATTATCAAATTCCTCTTTTCTTACAGCAGATTTAGGAGCTCCCATCAGTTTTTTCTTTGCTAGAGCTTTAACTGCTCCTGGAGCGGGAGATTTTGCTAGTTGTGCTTCATATGCTGCAGAAACCTGAGCAGGATTCATATGGGTAGCACCACTCATTTTTTTTCTAACTTTATATTTCACATCAGAAGCAAGTTGTGATGCTTGCTTTTCAATATCAGTATCACCAGCGGCGTGTCCACGATGAGGTCCACCTGTAATTCTAGCCATGGAAATTTTTTACTTTACTTTTTTCTATACTTATTTATGAATTCTTTTATATTATAACCTCGATATGCTTTTCCACCAGGTTGAAGATTTTCCTTTCCAGTTCCAATAGCACCAGGAGTCATGTCAGAAAAATGTCTAAAGGCGCCTAAAGTTCCCATGAGAGTATTAGGATGAATCTTATCTCTCATTTTACGATCCATTCTAACTTCAGTGTATTCAGTTAAATCTTTAATCCAAGATTTAAACATTTGACCAGATTCGGTGACGCAAATTAGATAATTAGTGCCTCTACGAATAATACGTCCAACTAATCCAGTGTTTAAATTTTCAACTTTTTCACCAAGTTTAAAAATTGATTCAGCAAGATAATTTTCACGAAGAGTTTTTTGATCAAACTTAGGAGCAATTTCCCATATTTCAGAAACTTGAGATTCAACACCCATTGTTGATCTTATGTTTTGAAGCATTTGTTTCGCAGTTTTTCTATCAACAAGAGGAACCATCTGAGTTAGTGGAACCATTTCACCAGTTTTTGGATCTGGTTGCATAATTTGCTCTCCAGTATTTGGATCAATCACTGGTTCTTCCTTATGAAGATGATTATAAAATGTTTTGAAATCATTTTCTGCTGCAGCAAGTCTCATCCTTGAAGCAGAAAGACCTTCTACTCCTTCCGAATCTGGGTCACGATCTCCAGACGAAACTACCTCAATATTGTCAAATTGATAAAGATTACCATTATAATTATTGGAAAGTTTATCAAACTCTTTAACTCTATCCGCACCGCCAACAATTCTCACATTTGCATACCCATCATTATGTGCTTTTTTGAGAATATCAAAAATAGTTTTATTATTTACATCATTCACAATTCTTTCACTATGCTGAGGAAACAATTGACGCATAATTGCAACCTTCGTATCAGGATCTAATGGATTTTTCTTTTTATCTTGACTACGAGAAGGTATAATCATATAATCACTACCTTCCTGTTCTGCAGATGCAGCAGCGGTATCCATTAATTGAAGGTGTCCTGCATGGGGAGGATTAAAACGTCCAAAAGCAATGGTAAGAGTTCCTTTTGTTTTTGGTACTGGCAGATAATTTACTGGTGGTGCTTCTGATGCTTGCTGTTCTGGAGCAGGAGGTTGTTCTACTGGTGCTTGTTGCTGCGGTGTTTGTTGAGTAAGAGCAGGATCGTTATATCCAGGAGACGCAACTGTTTTTTCCTTTTCAGTTTGCACTGGATCCTTTTGCCCAACCCTTTGACGCTTATTATAAAACTTAAGTTGTCCCTTTTCAGTTTTTGCTACAAACTCACCTTTCTTATCATACCAACCACCATGACCATCCCCAACAAGTCCAAGACGCGCTGCTTGTTGAGAGGCAGTTGCTTCAGATATAAACTGGAAAAAACTTTTCATTATTTATTTTAAGATATTATTATTTACTCTTTTATTAGTATTTATCTTATACATATCTAGAAATTGTTCTTCCACCAATTGGTTGGATAATAACGCGAGCTCCTCTTATACCATGATCACTCCTATCACCTTTATATACCCCTAAAAATACTGGTTCATAATTTCCAGTTATTCTATCTCCATTATCCAATTTATGCCCACTGCAGGTTAATTCGTAATAAGTTCCTCTACTCTGCACATTTAGAACACCTTGCATGGTCACATCAACATTATTTTCACCCTTTACCCCACCATAACCACTCCCATACACTGCCATTTTTTGAAGATTTTGATCTTGTATTCTTCTACCAACTGTCGTAGCTGCTGGCATACCATTGGGGAACATATTCTGGAGAGTGGTTATAAATGCCTGTGTTTCTGGATGATTGAATATCAAAGGTTCTACCCTTTGAGAAGTTCCAGACCATTGTTGAAATGCTCTTGCACCATCACCTGCTTTATGGGATACATGTCCAACATATCCATTTTGTCCAACAAAATGAAAATCACATTTTGGAGTACCAGGTGTACTTTCACAACGACCAACTTGATAGATTGTATTGCCAACTTTTAATGGAATAATTTCAGACCCCAATCTATCAAAAATTACGTTCAATTGTTGGTTAATTCTCACAATCTGAGCATCTTCTTGTGCAGTAGTTGCTTGAGTTCTTCCAGAAAATTCAGAATCTTTATAAATTTGAGTTAAACTTATAAACTGACCAGTATCAGTAGGAAGCATGATAGATCTTCCAGATCTAAATCTTTCAAAATGACTTATCGAACTTAATTGACTCAATATTGAAGTGTTTAATTTTATTGTTTGTCCATTTGATTCTGATAATGTAAAGGTTCTTCCTGTTCTAATTCTTGTAAGAAATATATTAAAGTTGTTTCTTTTTGCTAACTCACTAGGATTTAACGTCGCCATTTTTTTTATTTTTATTTAGAAGTGCCCAAGAGAGGACTCGAACCTCCACGCCGAAGCACATGATCCTAAGTCATGCGTGTATACCAATTTCACCACTTGGGCAATGGAGAATACCGGACTCGAACCGGTGACATCTTGCTTGCAAAGCAAGTGCTACTACCAACTGAGCTAATTCCCCAATAAGACCATTATATCACCGAATGGGCATAAGGTCAAATAATTCTGGATGAAGTCTTCCATACTTTCTCATAATTTCACCTGCCTTAGCATTTGCTTCATTTTCGGAAGGACTCCCAGCATGTGATTTTATTTGCTTACCATCCACGATTTGCTTATAGTGAACATACTCATGTGCAAGAGTTCTTAAAATATCTATAGGATGACGATTGATAACACTCAAATGAATAGCATTATCTTTTGTTATTTCCCCAAACGCTGCGATTCTTTTTGCAAAGTCAGCATCATCTATAAGAATGACTGGGATATCATAAGTGATACGCAACTCTCGTTTTAAAAAAACAGTAAATCTTTTGAGAATTGCGTCAAACTGAATTTGAGTAGTTGGTCTTCCTCTTTTTTTGCCTAACAAAGACATTTTTTAAAATATTTATGAGACGCCAAGAACTGCACCGATATTATCATCAAGATTTTGAATAACTGCACGAATATCAGAAATACGAGGAGGAACACTCAATTCATCATAAGTGTATCCTTGCTGCGCCTCAAAAAGAATTTGACGAACTGCTGCGGCACAGCGAGCATCCATTTTCAAAGTCACTTGTTTTTCTTTAGTCATCGGTCGTCAGAAGCACGGTTTTCAGAGAAATAAACATCAAAAGCACCCTCAGGATAACGCTTGAGAAGTTTTTGGACATTGCGAGCAACAACATCATCAAGTGTAATGTCCAGTGCCATACAAGCCTGGGCAACATACCACATAATATCACCCAGTTCAATAATCAGATGCTCGCGGTTATCCTCATTATAAGGTTTGCCTTGGAACACCATCTTCTTCACAATCTCCATAAACTCACCACCTTCGGCATTAATACCAACAGCAGCAGTCAGAAGACGCTCAATGTTAGCACCTTTTTCATCAAGGGCAACCAGGCGGTCAGAGAGGGCAAGAAAGTCCTTCGATGCATCAGAAGTTACAGCATCGACAAACTCAGCATACTTATCAAAGTTAACGTGTTTAGTTTCCATTAAAATTTAAATCCTTCAAACGATTTTTTAGGTTTCTTGTCTTCGTAATCATTATACTCGTCTTCGTTTCCAGAGTCAAGTATATCTTTTTGTGCTGACTGTTCACAATCATACAGTCTCATTTTAGCACGGTCAATGCCCACAATAAAACGCTTGTAGATAGTGGGGTCATTGTATCGGTTCTTCAACTGCTTCACCATAATCTGCCCCAATCCCTCCAACTCTTCAGTGCTAATAAGGGCAAACATAAGATCAGCAGTAGCAGGCAAACCAAAGGACTCACTAGTATCAGTAAGTTCAACATCGCTATTACCATAACCTGAACGAGTGGTCTGAGTAGCGGAGACAATTGGGACATTAAACTCAACGGCGAGTCCCCTAAGTTCCTCAGCAATCGCTTTGATATATGAATATGAATTGACAGAAAGGTTTGACTTATACCTGCTGGAAGCACATATATTAAGGTAATCAATGAAAATAATATCAGGTCTAAATGACTTCTTGAGAGCAAGTTCATTAAGAAGTGCCTTAAAGTGTCCCGAATGTGCAGAAGCAGTGGGGTATTCTTTGATGACCAGAGAACCTTGTGTCTTCTTTGCAATACTATTTACTTTGTTCTCAAACGTTGAACGTGGGAGATCAACCAGTTGTTGAATCGGGACATTGAGAAGGTTCGCATCAATCCTCTCTGCAATTCGCTCTTCTGCCATCTCAAGAGTGATATAGAGAACGGACCTGCCTTGCAGTAGGACGGAAGCAGCCAAATGACACATGAATAACGATTTCCCAACGCCCGTCCCAGCGAGAGCGATATTGAGAGTCTTATTAGGGAGACCACCCTTTGTGATTTTGTTGAAATATTCCAGATCAAACTCGATCTTATCTTCCTTACGGTGATAAAACTCATATCGCTCCTCATAGTTTTGAAGATAATCGTGTCCGATATTATTATCAAACGATACTGCTAGAGCATCAGAAAGAATGCTTGGAATCGCATCACGATTTTTCTTCTCATTATTTCCATCAGCAATATGAATCGACTCCATAAGTGCCAAGTAGATAGCACGATCACGACACCACTTCTCAGTGGTATCAAGCAACCACTGCTTTTCTACAGCAGCATCATTCAAAGATGCATTGATTTCTCGAATCTCTTTGACTTCGGTTTCATTGAGGTCAGTCCGATTTTCTACCTCAATGTTGAGTGCTTCAATGGTGATTGCTGAACCATACTTAACAATGAATTGAACAATCTCCTCAAAAATGACCTTTTCCGCCTTTTGCTCAAAATAATCTGGTTGTATGAAAGGTATAACTTTTCGTGAGTAGTCTTCATTAAATACAAGGTTCCTTAAAATAGTAGTTTCAATTCTTTCCATTATTTGTAATGCAAATAGGCACTCATAATATACTTTGGACCACTAATTGGTGATTCCCCCTTATGAGGGAACATCCAAAGTGGAGGAAACATAATTAAAGTTCCCTGTTTTGGTTGAATTTGAACATCCTTAAAAATAGTTTGACCACCACTTTCAACATCATTCAAATACCA